TAGCGGTCGATCTGACCTTCTTCCCGCCCGACCGCCGCGGCCGGGACATGGACAACATGCTGGCCAGCATGAAGGCAGGCCTGGACGGCCTGGCCGACGCCACCGGCATCGACGACCGCCACTGGCGGCTGTCGATCGAGGTCGGCGAGCCGGTCAAGGGCGGCCAGGTTCTCGTGCGGATGACATGCCGATGAGAATGCAGCCCGACTGGATCGGCGAGCTTGTGAGCATCTGCGTCAGCGACGACTGGCGCGGAGCTCAGACCGAGCTCACCTGGGGCGAGGTCAGCCCCATGTTCCGCCGCCTGCTGCCTGAGCTGGCGCAGTCCGAGGACGCCGACGGCTACAGCAGCCTCGAGGTCCGCGCCTGTCGCGCCGGCCTCGAGTGGCTGTCGGCCAACCACCCGGCCGAGTTCGGCGCCATGTGCTGGCAGTTCTGGGACTGGAAGCGAAAGCACATCGAGCGCGCTGAGAACCACGACGAGCTGCTGCAGCGCGCTGGCAAGCTATTGGCCGACTACGTTGATCGGGCTTGCGGCTGAAACATCACATTGCTTATACTCGGGGTGTGCGCTTTTGCACGCATCGGAGACGACGATGAAAAAGTTCAACCCCCACTGGCCGTTCCCTCAGTACGACGAGGACGGCCGCCAGCTTCTGCCGCCTGGATTCAACGCCAGGCCCACGCCCGCCCAGCGCGCCGCTGAGCTGATCGACAACGTCGGGGAGGCGATGCTGTGAGAGCCCTCATCAACATCCTGCGCAGACCCGCACCCGCCACGCTGATGGCCACCGAACTGGACGACGCGCGCCGCGCGCTGCTGGAGGCGCAGAGCGCCAGGGACTACGCCAACGCGATGGTCGCCTACCACGAGACACGCATCGATCGCCTGCGTTCCATGCTGGAGATCGAGGCTCACCAGGGGGGCGAGCAATGATGACGAAGTGCAACGGACCCTGCGATCAGGGCCGCAAGAACTGCCCGACGCCTGAGGCGTGCGAGCTGGCAGCGACCGATGCGGCGGAATCAGACGGCCTGGAAGCCTTTGGAATGCTGGCGGTTGCCATCGTCGTTGTGCTGGTCATCGGCCTGGTGGCCGCTTCGATCTGGAGATTCGCATGAAACAGAAGTACGAAGGCCAAGGTTTAACGTGGTTCTTCCGCGTCGTGTGGGTGCTCTCCGCCATCGGCGCGGTGTCGCTGGGTGGCTTGAGTCTGTATGTGCTGTGGAGGGTGTTTGCATGACTGACCTGATTACCCTACCCCGCGCCACGGTGCAGCAAGCGCTGGAGGCGTTGGAGCACATCAACAAGTACGGCTTTGTCTTGGCCGATTACGAAGGCCCGATGGAGCAAGCCATCACCGCCCTCAAGGCCGCGCTGGAGCAGCCGGAGCAGGACACCGACTGCCACGCGCAGGGCATCTGCCAGCGCAGCGGATACGGCATAGGGCAGCCGGAGCAGGTCGTTCCCTACGCCGTATGGCGGCAGGGCTTCGACGCTGTGAGGAAATACAAGGAGAACAATCATGACTGACCTGAGAACCGCCGCCCAGCAGGCGCTGGCGCATGTTCAAGAGTTCAAGCGCCGATGGATGGCTGTGCCGCCGTTCGGCAACAAGGTGAACAAGGCAACCCGAGAGGCCGTGACTCTCGCGCATGTGCCGGTGCTTCAGCTTGAGGAATCCCTCCGCGCCGCGCTGGAGCAGCCGGAGCAGAAGCCGGTGGCAGACCGCGCCGCGTTTGAGCGCCACGCCAAGAGCCTAGGTTACAGCGTGCACCCGGACACACGCGAGGGGCGCGAGGGCGGCTACTGGAGCAGCCACAAGCACTTCATGTGGGAAACGTGGCAGGCCGCGCTGGAGCAGCCAGAGCGGGCAACTGTCAAGGATTCCTTGACAACTGGAGGGCCGCCAAAGTTTGAAGCCGTGCCTTATCCAGAGGTTCAACCCTATCCTTTTGAGATGCCGCCGTTGACACCGGAGCAGTTGGCTCGCGTATCGGCCGGGATGCGGACTCTGAAGTTGACTATGGTGGAAGTGGAGCAGCCGGAGCAGGAGCCGGTGGCGTGGTCTGATGCCAGACTGCGGGGCATCGCCAGTGATTACTTTCAAGACGCAAAGGACTGGCCCGCCGCCATGCTGTGCTTGCGCCATCTGCTGATGGAGCAGGCGAAGTATCCGCCCGCATCAGCGCCGACTCAGCGCCGACTCAGCGCGGTGAATCGGGAACTGCTGGAGGCGTTGAAGGGAATGTTCGATCAACTTGACCTTGACGGCTGCATTATCCCAGCGGTCCTGAAAGCCCGCGCCGCCATCGCCAAAGCGGAGGGGGAGGTATGACCCACGAAGAAGTAATGGAGATGGCGTATGAAAGCGGAATGATTGCTGGATATGAAGGAGAGCCGGACCTGCTTGAACGCTTTGCTAAGTTGGTTGCCCGCCGTGCTCTGGACAGCAGTTACCCCGAGATGGTGACTATCGTCGCCGCGCAGGAGCGCGAAGCCTGCGCTAAGGTATGTGACGCCCGCTACATGGGCGACAACAACCGCGAAGATATGGAGGCGCGTAGATGCGCCGCCGCAATCAGAGCAAGGGGGCAGGTATGAGCATCGTCACCCAAGTGGCCGTGTTCTTTGCCACCAACCCTGACGAGGAGCTGACCAGCGAGGACATAGGTATCAAGTGGGGTGTCGACCCTAACAACGTCGGCAAGTCTCTGCGCTACGCCGAACACAAGGGCTGGGTGCAGTCGACCAAGAAGCCAAACCCCTCGAGGCCCAGCAAGCAGATCCTGTTTTACACCGCTGGCCCGCGCCTGCTCAAGGAGATTGGACGATGATCACGGCCAGCAACCTCTACAAGTTCTCACCGCCCAACTTCCCACGCTGCGCAGGCTCGGGCCGATCGGAGTGCGACACATGCAAGAAAAACGTCCGCAACAGCCCCGTGCATCCAAGCGCGACGCGCCAGATCTGGATCGGAAGATGGGAGCTGGAGACGCCTTGCGAGTTTCGCGTGCCGTTGCACACGCAGTCGTAAAGAGCCCCCACTTCCTCGCCCGCGCAATGGCCGCGGAGTTCGCCGACCCGCTCGAAAAGGCCAAGCTCCCACTGACCAACCGCGACCGCCAGCGCAAGCACCGGACCAACAACAGCGAGCGGGTCTTCACGCTCGACGTGGGCAGCGACGGCTACGCTGACTTGGCCTACCTCATGCAGGCGTGGGGCTTTCCCAGCCGCAGGCGCACCATGATCGTGGCCCTGAGATACCTCGCTCAGGCCACCCGAAACGGCCTCGAGCGCATCGACTTGACGAGCGCTTGACCGTGCTGTATGGCCGATGTATATTCCGCCCCGGGTAAGTGTCTCCAAATCCAGCCGGCCTTGAGCCGGCTTTTTGCTTTCTGAGCCCGGGTGAGCTGAACGCGGTGACCTCGTCTCCCACCGCAGGATGCCTCCCGGGTTCAACCCCTGATGCCGTGGACAAAGCTGAATACCAACGAATCGCCGATGAACGTGAGGCCACCAAGCACCATGTGCTGGCCATGGCCGAAGACATCTTCGAGCGCTACATGGCGGGTGAGTCCATGCGCCTGATCGCCGAGTCGATGCCGTTCAAGATCAGCGCCAACCGCCTGCGCGACATCCTGCTGAACAACCCCGACACCCGGGAGGCCTACGCCGACATCCACATCCACCGCTCGCACAGCCTCGTCGAGGCCGCGGTGGACTACGCCCGCGAGGCGGGGATGCTGGGCGATGCGGCCGGCCTGCGGGTGGCGATCGACGCCAACCTGAAGGTGGCGGCCAAGATCAACGCACGCGACTACGGCGACAAGTCCAGGGTGGAGCTGACCGGCAAAGACGGCGGGCCCGTCAAGATGGTGGCCCTCACCGACGAGCAGCTCATGGAGATCGCCTCCCGAGGCGTGGTGAAGGGGGCGGCAGGTGCTTGATCCATCGCAGGCTGCGGCTGAGCTGCTGGCGCGCAAGAAGGCGCGCGAGTCGTTCTCGCACTACTGCGCCTACCGACTGCCAGACGACATGCGCCTGGCCGAGCACCACGTCCTGCTGACCGAGGCCCTGGACAAGATTGAGAAGGGCGAGATCGACCGGCTGCTTGTGATGATGCCGCCAGGCTCGGCCAAGTCCACCTACGGCTCGGTCTACTTCCCCGAGTACTTCGCAGGCCGCAACCCGCAGCTCAGCGTCATCGCCGCTTCGCACACCGCAGAACTGGCCGAGCGCTTCGGCCGCCGGGTGCGCAACGGCGTGGACGACGAGCAGTTCCGCGCCTTGTTCCCGCAGGTGGCGCTGGCCGCCGACAGCACGGCCGCTGGCCGCTGGGGCACGAACCAAGGCGGCGAGTACACCGCGGTGGGCGTGGGCGGATCCATCACCGGCCGACGCGGCGACCTGATCGTGGTCGACGACCCGGTGCGCAGCCGCGAGGACGCAGATTCCGAGCGCGTGCGCGAGAAGACCTGGGAATGGTGGACCAACGACCTGCTGACCCGCTTGAAGCCTCATGGCCGCGTGGTGGTCATCATGACCAGATGGCACGAGGATGACCTAGCCGGGCGCCTGCTCGAGCGTGAGCCGCAGCGGTGGACCGTCATCAAGCTGCCGATGATCGCTGGCGACAACGACCTGCTGGGACGCAAGTCAGGTGACCGCCTGTGGAAGGAGTGGTTCACCGACGAGATGGTGCGCCAAGCGCAGTCCGATCCACGCTCGTGGATCTCGCTGTACCAACAGGAGCCACGCCCGGCCGAGGGTGCGGAGTTCAAGCGCTCGTGGATCGTGCGCTACAACAACGCGCCCAAGAAGATGAACAGGGTCATCCTGGTCGACCCGGCGGGTGACCCGCAGACGGCCAAGGAAGGCACCAAGCGCAAGCGCAGCGACCGCACCGTGATGTGGGTCGTGGGCCTGGCGCACGACGGCAATGCGTTCCTGCTCGACGGCGTGATCGACCGGATGACGCTGACGCAGCGCGCCGATGCGCTGTTCGCCTTGCACAAGAAGCACAAGCCGATGCAGGTGCGCTACGAGCGCTACGGCATGCAGGCCGACATCCCGCACATCCAGGCCGAGATGGAGCGCCGCCAGTACCGCTTCAAGATCACCGAGGTGGCTGGTGCGGTGGAGAAGAACGCCCGCATCCGCAGGCTCATCCCGTGGTTTGAGGGCGGCCGCATGTGGCTGCCTCAGCAGCTCAACTACACTGACGTGCAGGGCAACCCGCATGACTTGGTTCAGGAGCTGCTGGAGGTCGAGTACGCCACCTTCCCGGTGGGCCGATTCGACGATGGCATGGACTGCCTGGCCCGCATCGACGAGCCTTCGCTGACTTTGCCTTGGCCGGATGAAGAGGAAGAGTGGGAAGTGCCCAGGGGCGCTGAGGCTGCGTGGCAGGTCCTCGACGAAGTGACCGGCTACTAAAGGATCACCATGGACCCCAAAGACCTACCGACCGACGTTGCCTACATGGTTGGCGACGAGGTGCTGACCAAGGAAGAGTTCGACACCCGCCAGAAGGGTGAGATCGAGCGCCTGTACTCTGTCTTCGCCAAGATGCGCGACCAGTGGATTCAGGGGCGCGCCACCAACACCGACGTTGAGAAGCGCTGGCGCAAGAACGCGCAGCTCTACTTCGGCGAGCACACCAACAGCACCGGCGAGTTTGAGAACACCCTGCGCAACGGCCCGCCCGCACGCAAGGCGCAGGACGGCACCCGCTCGAGAGTGGTGATCAACATCGTGCGCCCAAAGGTCGATCAGGCCGTGGCGCGCATGTGCGAGATCCTGTTCCCTGTGGACGACCGCAACTGGGGCATCCGGCCCACGCCGATGCCTGAGCTGGCCGACATGATGGGCAGCAACGCCCAGACCGTCGACCCGGCTACCGGCCAGCCCACTGGCTTCACCGCCAACGAGGAGGCCAACGCGATCATGGAGGCTGCCAAGCAGGCGGCTGAGGCCATGGAGCGCTCCATCGACGACAGCCTGACCGAGTCCAAGTACAACGGCGAGAGCCGCAAGGGCATCGAGGACGCCGTTCGCTTGGGCACGATGGTGATATACGGCCCGTTCCCGGCCCGGCAGACCAGCAAGGTCTGGTTGCCTCAGGCTGACGGCACGCAGGTGCTGCAGGTCAACGAGTCGATCGTGCCGGCCAGCATGCGCCTGGATCCGTGGGATTGCTTCTTCGACCCAAGCTGCGGTAACGATCACCAGGCTGGCCGCGGGTTCTTCATGCGTCGCATGGCCACCCGCAAGCAACTGCGCCAGCTCGTGGGCCTGCCGGGCTACGACGAGGAGGCCATCCGCGAGGTGCTGCGCACTGCACCGCAGAAGCTGCGCGTGGCCGAGGGACGGGTCATCCGCGAGATGGTCAACGAGGACGCCTACGAGATGTGGACGTACCACGGCGAGATCGAGCCCGAAGAGATGGAGATGCTCTCCAGTCGCACGGGCGACCCGTTGACCGACGTGAACTTCGGCGTGCTCGTGATCGTCAACGACAAGGTCGTCGGCGCCATGGAGTCGTGGGTCGCCGACCGCACGCTGCCGGTGGACGTGTACTGCTGGCGC